ATCAGCCGTTTCCGTGTTAGCAGAGCCATTGCTCAATTCCTCGGGTTGAGTGTTGGCCGGCTCTGTCCGCTCGATGAGCTTCCGCTTGCCGGTTTTGGAATCAAGAAGGTAAGAACCACCTTGGCCCCAATATTCATCCATCATGATAGCCATGATCAGCTCGCAAGATTTGCGACCGAGGTGCGGTAAAGCACTCGATAATCACACATTACCACGCCCGCTGGTTGATCTGCTTCAACGGTTTCAAATGTCACCCCAACTGGCTGAATGTCGATGGCATAGCCGCCAAGCGTAAGATCGGCCATTAGTTTGCCGTGCAGGCTTTCAACTATTGGATCGGCAATTTGATCCGGGATGTTGCCGCGCACAATTACTGCAACACGAACGGTAAGGCTCCAATCCAGCGTGGGGAGGCTTGTGTTTTGGCTGGCCTGGTCGCTGATAGGTTCAACCACGATTGCAGGGCTTTCAGCGCGAGCTATGGGCTCCACGCGGCTGCGATAGATCCTGGTGCTAACGCCGGTGGTACCGGTAAGTGCAGTACGGATCGCGGTGATAATTGTTTCGCGTTTGGTCGTCATGACGCAACCTGGACGATGGTGCAAATTACGCCAGGAATGCTTGGACGCACCGGCGAACTGGTGCTAGCAGCTTCGGCGTGAATGTAAGCAGCCACGTCGCTCGTATTCCAAATCAATTCGATAAAATCTTTTGCTTGTAATCTTGTGACAAAATTAACAGTGCCAATTACGTTGCCATCGGTTCCGCCATGCCTAGAAATAATACTAAATTTGCTATTGCTTGCTGGTACATCGCCAGCCGCATTATTATCGTTTTTTCTTAGCCATACGTTAATGTCATGAATACTGTTGTCAGTATTGCTGAATTGAATTGAAAACGTAATGCTATAAACGCCGGTATAATCAAAAGTTATTCTGCTGTTTGACGCTATTGCAATCCCGCGGCTGTTGGTATCGCTGGAACGCAGCAGAATAGACGTTGGCGTGTTGGCGGTTGCGGTTTGAGAAGTTTCGTCCCAAAAGGATCCCCAGTAACCAGGACAGCCAAAATATGGCAATTGATTCCATGGTTTTATGCCGTTCCCAATCTTTAGATTACCTGTGTCAATTTCATGGCCAGTTTCACCCATCAATAGTGTCGGGTTCAATGCCGACCACACGGAAGCTTTGTCAGCCTTGAAATTACTCATCAGGTTTTTTGCAATCCAATTTCTACAAAAGCACCATCATCAATTAACCTTGTCTCGCGCACTGTATAGGCAGTGCCAGCCACTGTAATCGAATTGCCGTAGACCAAAGTGCCAAAGCTGCTGGCTTTTGCTGTCAATGTATAATCAGTGCTCAGCACCATATCGCCGGCGATCACCTGGGCAGGCATATCTAAAATTCCCAATGCAGTAACGGCGCCAGCTGTGCAGCTGACGCCGAAATCGTTGAGGAACGTCGATAGGTCCTCAGTAAAAGCCATCAGACGTACTTCTTAGAAGCAAGAGCTGTGACTGAAACTGAACCGGTACCGCTACCACCGCTCACAGTAAACAACACGCGCACATAACGCAGCAGGTTGTCGCTGTTGAGATAGATCTTTTCGCTGAATGCGGTATTAGCAGCAGCAGCGGTAAAGCCGCCACCAGTAATATCAGCGAAATCGCCAGCGGTAGTTGTAGCGGAATGCTGCAACTTGGCGGTACGGGTGACGCCTGAACCAGCGGCGGCGGCATCAATCATGAAAGCAACGTCGCCTTCATAGTTGAGCAGGTCAACATAGGCAGGAGTGCCAGCGCCAGTGGAGGCAACCACAGCGGTGTTATGCAGGTTCAACAGATCGGTCTTAGAACCGAGATTGTGGATGGTCATTTGCTAGTTCTCCGTTTTGGGGGTGTGGGTTGAATCGTTTCAATTGCCTGGGCTATAGCGTCTGCAGCCCTAATTGCTTTGCCAATGCCGATCAGGAATTTGGCATCCGCAGGGGAAGCATTAAGCACTTCCCCAATACGGACCACCTGGCCTGCCAACATTGTTTGCCGCAAGACCTCAATCTTCATGATCAGAGGGTGTTGTTGCCACGGGTGAAGGACTCAGGATGGCGAACGGCGATGTCCACATCCTGCATCGCTACAACGCGCACAGTGCCAGAGGTGCTGTGGGTGTAGGGGTCCACCATGATGTCCAGACCAGAGAAGTAAGCAATGATCAGGTCAGCAAAATTGCCAAACCACAGATCGTTGCTTGCAACTTGGTTGCTCACCAGACCACGGTAACCATTCACTTCGCCGTCCATGTAGATGAACTGAGCGGTGTTGCTGGCTTTTTCGGTGGTCTTCAGAGAACCGCGCATGGCGGCGTTCATTAGATACACAGGGCTGCCCAGCAATGCGTTAGCAGTTGCAAGGTCAGATTCAAGTGCCACCACCTCGGTGAATGTCGGGGTGTTAGCGGCGAAATCTTCGGTGCCGATGCCGGTGGTCAGCTTCAGGCCGAGGGGCTCGCTGTTGGTGCCAGTGCCATAAAGGCCGGCGTAATCGATCTTGAGCGCCAGTACGGTGGCAAGATCACGGCGAACCATTTGCTCAACGTCGATGCTGGATTGCAGCATCAGGCGACGGCTGTAGTCGGTGTAAGCGGCAACGCTCTTGGGGGTCAGGCTTACCTGATCGACAGACTGTTGGCTTTCGGTAGGAGCACCGGATTCTGCAACCCAATAAGCGGTAGCAGCGCCATTTTGGCGGGGAATTGCAACGTTGCCGGTCAGGCCGGTGAGCACAGTGGCACCAGCTTGATCGAGTGCGGATGCATTGCGTAGCAGGTCGATGAAACTGCCGGAATCCAGCATGGTTTCAATCAACGCACCACCACCGGAGCTAACACCAGCGGTCAGGTCGCGGCGCAGCACATCAGCGGGAATTGTGATGCCGCGGGATTGGCGGCCCAGTTGAGCGGCAGCAGCTTCAGAAGCTTCAATCTCAAATGCAGCAGCTTCGCGGGCTCCACGGTCGGTGGGATTAGCCAGGAAGTTGATCGCCCGCAGGAAAGAAAAGTTCTTGGCTTCCTTGGAAGTAAGGCCAATTTCAGGAGCGCTGACGGGCTCTTGCTTAGAGCCAATCTTTTCTAGTACAGCAGCGCGAGCTTCATCAAGGCTGCGGCCACCTTCAATGAGTTGACGGCTAAGATCGGTCATTGAATGCTTATCGCACAGGGCGGAAATAGCGGAAATGCGGCTGCGCTCAGCTTTGGCGGCTTCTTCAGCCACCACCGCCGTATTGTCGGGGGTGTTGTCCATGATTTCAACAGTGGGTTGTGGTGGTGCGGCAGAAGCCGCAGGTTGAGCATCAAGCGAACGCCCGATGCCGACACTGGGGTCTGCAGGTATACTAACCATGCTCACTTCGTGTACGCCCCATGAAGTGGCAATAAACTCGCCGGAGCCGCGTTGCTCCATGTCGTTGATCTGATAACCAAACGACACGTTACGCAATATTCCATCTTTTACATCAGTCAAAACCTCCTGAGCAAAAGGGTTTTGGCTGAATCGCACCGTTACATAACCACGCTTAAGTTGTTCGTCAATCCAGCCGCGCTCGACGACGCCGATCACTTTGGCGGGATCATGATTGAACAGCAGCGGCGCGCCATCGTTCAAGCGTTGCAGGTCAGCGGCGCCACGTTCATGGCTTAGCACCTCAGTGCCAAAATAACGCTGCACCGGATACTCAGAACTAAACGGAAATTCAAAGGTGCGTTCGTCGTCGCTGATTTGAAAATCAACGGCTTGCGCCCTGGTCAATTTTTCCATTGGGATCATGCGATTACCTCATCTTCAGAATCATATTCGGTGGGTGTTGATGTTTCCACCAATGGCACCGGCTGTTGGGCGCCGGCATCATTCACCTGAGTTGGATCTGTATCCAACACAATGCCAAGCTCGTCAAACTTGGCCAGCTCGGCCTGTCGTTGCAGCAGTAGATCTTCAAGGTCGCCACCTTGTTCTGACACAACATCAGATAACGTCTTAAACCCACAGCGGACGGCGGTCTTATACGCTTCAACTTCCTTCTGCGGATCAACCCAGCTCCAGCCGCGAGGCATCCATTGAATCTTGCGGAATCGCTCTGGACTAATTTCATACCCTTGAATTGGCAGCTCACCGCTCATTACTGCCATTTCGAGCCATGCTTCATATATAGGCTGATGAAAATTCTCGATCATGAATTTCTGTAGCACCCGCCAAGTATCGCGTTCTTCCAACAGGCTCAACCGACTGCTGCTGTAATTGGTTTGGGTAAAATCTTTTGATACAGATTCAAAACTGCAACCAACACCAGCCGCAACAGCGCGTAACATTGAGCGCATAAATGGCTCAAATTGACCATCAGGCGCATCAAGGCTTGGAACCGATACAGTCTCGCCGGGTTGCAAATATTTAAACACTCCGGGCTCAAAATTGCTTACTCGTTCGCCGTTGTAAATCTCATCACCATGCAGCTCGCCGTCAGGACTAGTGATAAACCCCATCAGGCTACTGCTGGCCCGCGCACGGATAACTTCAGCTTCCTCATAGCCAGCTAGATGGTGCAACCGTTGGATGGCGCTAGAAAACCAGCTCACGCCACGGGTTTGGCCAGGGCGCTCTGTAATAAACAAATGCAGCACATCCGCTGCTGGTACCCGAATGCGGCGCATATTCTGCCGATTAGCGCCAACAAACTGGTCACCAGGATGCGATTGGTAAAAGTGATAAGCGACAGGCCGTCCCCAACGATCAACCTCGACGCCCATCCGCACCATGTTGCCGTTTACTGGCTGCGGCACTTCATCATCAATCAGATAATCGCTTTCAAGAATTTCAAGCGCAAATGGAGTTTTGCCGCCGCCAAATGGTTGACGCACCAATCGTATAAATACTTCCCCTGATTCGCAAATTGATCGAATTGCCAAGCGCTCAATATCGCTAAAGCACAACATGCCAGCAGTGTGGCAGCTTTGCTTACGGCTCCATTCTTCCCACTTTTCGTGGATTTGTTCGTTCAATGTTTCGTCTAATTTGCCGCCGCGTTGCATCTTGACCTGCGGCTGCATCTTGATGCCTTGACCGATCACATTATTTTGCACTGACCGCAACGCTTGCCGCGCAAAATCATTATCACGAACCAGTTGCCGCGCACGATTGCGTAATGTTCTAAAGCTAGATTTAATCTCAGAATCAACGCTGGTTGAACTGGTAATCCAGTCAGCCGTCAGCCTTGTCACCGAAGCGCCTTGATACCCGCGTTGCCGTGGCTTAGGTGCCCCGCTCCGTAGCCAGCTATAAATTGCAGAACGAATGCCCATCAGAAGCGCACAAACAGGTTATGGGGGTTGCCCAGGCCGTTGGCCTGCAGCTGGGCGGCTTGCTCGCGCTTCACCTCAGCCTTTAGTTTACCCTCAAGCATCAACAAATCAGCCATCTCATATTTCTTCAAATTTCTGGTGCCAATCCGATATTCCTGCACCACGCCGCCGGATACGATCGTTCTAATCGCAGCCTGCACAGCCTCCAAATCCTTTTGCGCTTGCGTCCTACCGTCAAATGCGCCTGGTGTGCTGGTGTAATTAAGCGCTGGCAGCACCTCAAGCTGGCCGGCACCAAGCGTAATCTTTTCGCTGTTATACGTTGCAATTGCCTGCCAAAACCATTGCCCTGCATCGAAGCCAGCGCTGGTCGCGGCTGAAATCGTCATCTCCCAGCCGATGCCATAAGCGCTGCCAACCACCGTTGCGCCTTCGCTTGCTGTATTGGTGCGGAGGTAATAAGTCAGCGTCCACGTTGCGCTGGTAATTGCATTACCGAATACATCAACACCCGAATCATCGCGCCATTTGACCGTATTGTCCGCTCGGATTTGGCTTGGAATGTTCACGGCATTACCAATTGTTGACGAATGCAGGGCCAGCAGCGGCGGCCTTCTTTGATCTTAGCGGAGCTGTTGGTTGTTCCAAGCGGCGTTCCAGCTGATCCCATATTGTGCGTCGATCATAGCGCTGGTACATCAAATTCAATGCCGCATACGCATAGACCAAGCAATCAAGCGCTTCATTCCGTGCCGATGGTTTCTTGACCCACTCACGAACCGGAAAACCCTTCACGAAACGTAATGCCTGCTTTTCAGCGGTCAGTTGCTCAAAATATTCAGTGCCTGTTTCGTTATGAAAATGTAAAAACCCGGGGCCGATCTCGTTATGGCGCAACCGGCCAAATAACGTCGTCTTAATGGTGTCGCCACCAACCGGGTAGACCGATGCGCCGCGCTTCAGCGATTTACCTGCGCTATTAAGGTCCACCTTGCTAGCTTTTCCGATTGGTGGCTTGCCCCGCTGGCTGGAGCCTTTGATCGCCACCACGCCCTGGCGGCCGCGTTCACGCGCATATTGATACACCTCATTTGTCATATGACCGCCACTATCGATTGCAACTACATCGGGTCGCAGCTTTCCGTTTAGCTCATGCGGCCATTCACGCAGCACTACCTCGTCCAATTGCTTCCATACCTCCGCCCTGGCTGGATCGCCAAAGATCTCTTGGTGATGTATCAACCAGCCCTCCTCATCGCGGCCCCAGCCCCATACGCTTACGGCTAGCCGGTTGTCCTGTACGTCAACACCAGCCGTCAATGCCAGCGCTCCGGCAGGAAGCACATCAGGCTCATAGGCCTCGCAGCGTTCCAGCAACGCGTCAGCGCCGATCTTGCTTGCATAATCTTCTTCCCATGTTTCGCCCAGCACCGTATTGACCCATGTCTTCAACGCTTCCGGGTTGGTCTTGGCTTCCAAGAATTCTTCCACCAAATGCGGCCACGTTGCATTAGGGCTATAGCTATACGCTGCCCAGATATGAAAACCGATATGCCTACCGTTGCCCGGTGCAGTTGCTAGCCATTCGCCATTTTCTACCATCCACCGCTTTTTGCTATGCGGAATCAAGACACCGCATGATTCGCAGCAATATGCAGCAGTGCTTGGATCGTTATCGCTCCAGCGCATATTGGCCCATTTCAAATATTGCTTATGGTTGCAATCAGGGCACGGCACAAAATAACGCCGCTGGTCTGTTTCGCCAAACATCCGCTCAATGCGGCTGAAATCTTTGACAGTGGGCGTACTGCCCGCAATGATCTTGCGGTTCCAATAATATTCAGATCGCCTGATGCCAAGCTTGATCTGGTCACCTTCGGTGCCAGCGCTAGGCGGATAACCATCGACTTCGTCAAACAACACCACCCGCCGGCTGACACGGCGAAAACCCCGAGGGCTATTGGCGCCAACAAGGCTTAATGTCCCGCCAGGGAATTGTTTCTGCAAGATTGTATTGGCGCCATCTTTAGCCTTGGCATCACTAACCAATCCAGCCAGTACAGGCGTATCACGCAGCATTGGCGCTATCTCTTCCTTTGAGTAGCCTTGCGCGTCTTCGATCGTTGGTTGGATCAACATAATCGGGCATGGATCCTGGTGGATGTGAAACGCAATTGCGTGGTTAAGAATCTTGGTGTAGCCAACCCGCGCAGACTTCATCACCGTGATCTGCTCCACCCGTGGGTCAGTCACTGCATCCATAATCCCTTTCTGGTATGGCAACGTATGCCACCGCCCTGCCTCGGCGCTGCTTTCAGCCGACAGAAACGCAAACTTATCGGCCCATTGGCTAAGGGTCAGCTTTTCCGGTGGCCTGAAGCCCTCCAACGCATCAAGCACCAAGGAATTGATATCAGCCATCAGCTACGTCTTCCAGCGCTTCACGCACAATATCTTCCAAAATCACAAAGGCATCCTGCGGAAAATCTGGTATTCGTTGCTTAGCCTTAGACGGAATTCCAAGGATCTTAGTCCTTGCTATTGCCACTACTTCGCCCCATTTTAACGCTATTTCTCTTGCGCTAACCAGCTCTTTTTGTTTCTCTGCGCGTTCAAGTTCAAGCAACTCTGCCTTCAGAAACTCAGTCCTGGCCCGGCTTTCGTTGTAATCCGGTATAGACTTGTCAGTTGGTGATTGATCTGCTACCTTACCCCCGTTTATCCGTGTTTGAGTTGTTAGTGCCCAGTGTTCACGCAAACCCTCCAGCTCGATCATTTCCTTGCCAGTTACGCTCATCTTTGTTTTGACGCGACCCTCTTTGATCGCCCGCGTGATTGCAGACGGACCAATATTTAATGCCCTGGCGGCTTCGGCTTTAGTGACAAGCATGCCGGCATATTAGCTCACCAGCAAAAAGCTTGCACAGTGCTGGGGTAGGGGTTATAATGCCTGGCCCCGTTCACAAAGTAGTACGGTTGTACCTAGTTATATAATGAGCCTCGAATTCACCCGCGGCCAGGGTAGTACAAAGGACCCAATTTGCTATTGATTGTCAATAACAATAAGCTATTGATAGTGAGAATCAATTCTCAATAGTGCAAGCGATAATGACAATCAATTGCAATAAAATGGGCTTGCAATTGACAATCAATCGCAATAAAATCGCACACTAAAAAGCCCCTAGCTTTAGGCCAGGGGCTGAGACTTGGTGTCAATTAAGCTAGAATTCAGGGTCTAGTTTGCATTGAAAAATCAATTCATCTAATTCTTCGATTAACTCTATCAATTCGGTGCAGTCCAGCCGTTGCCGGCGCCTATGCAATAGATTAGTTTTTAGGTCGCCTAAGTGCTCCTCAGCATCTGCAATGCTGCTGAAATGGATATCCGGCCAAGATAGGTTGTGCATTATTGAGCCCCCGCGATAGCGGCCGAGGCCTTGGCCTTGCTGGCACCGTGAGCAATAAAGGCCACAATCAACTTCGCTGGCCTGGTATGGCATATGGCGCATGTTGCACAGGTAACGGTGCTATCTGGCCTTTGAGCGGGGCAAATTACTACCCGATTGCCGGCTGGTGTATTCCAAGCGGTTCTAGTCTCACTAGCTGGCACTGCTAGCACCGCAGGCAAGCCAGCAGACACGGCAGCATCGGCCGCTAATTCGGTCTCAGTGCTTACGTTAACGGCGAATCCTTGCCGGTTGGCTTGCCTGATTAACGCTAAGTTCTCGCCCTTGCTTAAGTCGTGGTGAGTGTAAGTATAACCGCGTTTGCCTTTGTTAGCTGCAATCATACGCCTTACAAAGCGCCTAGATATCCGGCCGCCAGTGTGCACTAGGTCGCCCGCTTGATCGTGGCGCCATAACTGAGCGTAAGGCAATGCATCAATATCTGCCAAGAATTCAGATAAGGGCTTGCCTCGCTTGCCATTGGTAACAGCATCCCAATGAATTTTTAGCGGAAAGTTTTCGGCATAACAGCCGTTACCAAGAAAGGGACAGGTCGGGGAACATGTAGCGCGGCTGCTGGTGCTAACAGGAATTGGGCCGGTTTTAGTGTTGCTAGATACTAATGAAAGGTGGAATAACATTTGAGGGACTGCGTTGGGATTGGGGCCAGTGAGCCACTGGCAGGGCTTTGGTAACAATCAAGCGCGCTTGATTTGATCGATCTCAGCATCTACAGGGAACTGGCCGGTGCTACGGCCCTCTAGAAAACAGTCAACCGCTTCGCCGCGATCGCGGCACTCTTCAACAGTAAGCCAGCCCCAGCGGCCGGATGGTGTTGACCAAACAATGGAGAAAGTAAGCATGGCAGGGAAGTTGCAGTAGGGACAGGGGATGGAATTAAACGTATCGAGGCGATGCATTCACCGGGCAAGGTCGGGCCGGTCATGCGAGGCCCCTCCGCACTTGGTGGCGGGTGATGCCGAGGCGGGCCGCTATGGCGCGTTGGCTTAGGCCGGCAGCTGCTAGCGATTGGATAGTAGAGGGCTGGGCCTGAGCATCGATGCGATCGGCTAGTAGCCGCAGCCAAGCGGCGACATAAGGCGCCAACCTGACGGCGAGAACATGCACTACGGCGACGGCGATCATTGCGGCACCGATCACGGCCGAGGCAATTGCCACTAGGTCCAGGCTGCGAAGCCAAGCGGCCAGATCATCAATAGGAGGGAAGGACGGGGAGGTCATAGGAGGGAAGTGCGACGGGATGACGCAAGGGACAGCTGTCGCCTCGCTCTTGCATTCTGCCGATATATAGGCCACTGGCGACCCATTGCGGCCAATTTGCCAATTGGCACAAAGTGCGGCCACCTAGGCCAGCTTGCGGCTGTGGCGCGTTACTTGGCACGGCGGCGCCTCGGCACCTTGGGGAAGCGGGCAGCACCAACCGGCACCGCAGCTAGTACAAATGCACACTAATACAAATGTATTAATTAACGGTAGTGTTATAAAATAATATTGCGCTCTAAATATAATGCAAATGTACTATAGTACAAATGTACTATTAATACAAATGTACTTTAGTATGCATGCACTATAGTACAAACGTATTAATCAACGATAGCGTTATATAGTAATATTATGCTTTTGTTATAGTACAAATGCACTATAGTACAAATATACCAAACACTCAATTTATAAATTAGGCAAAAACTACATATAAACCAACTTCGCGCCGTCTCAAAAAACACCCTTTAAACCGACCCCTTGCAAGTCCCTTAAACCGACCCCTTGCAAGTCCTAAATTTTTTTGACAAATTGCAAAACGGCTTGATTGAAGATCGGCAAAACATTTTTGTTAATTGCATCTTCTGCTGTAAACATAAAGTCGTAACGTTTAGCAACAGTTGGCACCCGTTCCAATTGCTTAAACACCTGCACCGGTGTCTGCCGCATTATCCGGTAAATGCCAGGTGCTGGGATCTTGCCCTTGCCCAAGGCCCTCATCTGCTTCGCCAGAGCGTCCCTGCTGCCCACGTAAGGCACATAGGCGTAGCTGCCCTCTGTCCGGTACCTCCCGGGCCTTACAGAGGCCCTGATGTCCTCAAAAGCCTTGATCCCATAAAGTGCCTCCACATACTGCGATGCCCGCATCCGGCCCTGGGCATTGCGCTTGGTGCCAGCGGAGTTCTCGATCGGCAGCATGTAACGGCCGTTATAGCCCTCAAGCTGCGAACCCAGTCGCACTTGAAACCGAGTTTGATACACCATGCCGCCCTTGATCTGCGGCAGCAGATAGCTAGACGGCGGCTGACCCTTTGTCGCTTCGTCCCGCAGGTATATCTCGGTGTAAGGCGCAGCCTTGGTGGCTAGGTGGCGGTACAGGACGCTTTTGAGCGTAAAAGGGCTTACACGGTTGAACGAGTCGGTCATCTCATGCTGCAGGGCCTTACGGACCACGCTGGCAAGCCTGTTGACCGTCACTGCCGCCAGGAACGGCAATTGCACCTGGGTGACAAGGTCCAGCTCGCGCTGCAGCTGCTGACCATTGAACGAAACGGTGGCCAAGAAAAAACCCCCGGGTTACCCCATGGTAACGCCGGAGGCCCCAATCGCTCCTCAACTGTAGCACCAGGTGGTGGGCGGCAGCCCGGGGATCTTTCCTACCTACCTACCTACCTACCTACCGCCTAACACTGGTCCGTTTATCCCCCCCTCTCCCCTTTTATACAAAGTTATAGAAATAGGTAGGTAGGTAGGAAGTAGGAAGAACGCAGTGGTGAACTGGGAAGTGCCTTTCCTACCTACCCTTTTCTTTCCTACCTCGCCTTGGCGTAGACCCATTTGAGGGCTCCATCGAGCTGTTTTCGATGCCGTTCGTATCCCATGTCTCTCAAAATAGACGCAACTTGCATCTGATCTGAACGGGTTTGGCGCTCGATCGGTTTACAGATCGCCTCGCTCAAAAGCACCTGGCTGGTGATGGTCCTCCCTTGGTTTCGTGGCTGCTGGAGCCACGACGCGATTGGTTCAATCCAGGGTGATTCGATCAGGTAGTTCTCGTTCTCTCGATCGATGGTCGCCGCCTGCTGCTGGGACAGGTGGCTGGTGGCGCCATTGCGTACGGCTAGGACTGCTGCCGCCCATATGGCGTCCCGCTCTGCTGTGAGCGTCGTGATGTCGATCATGGGGCCATCGACTGCAACTGGAATGATCCAAAAGCGGCGGTTGCCGGTGTCATCAGCGAGGAAGCCAGCTTCCCGGTTGGTGGAACCAACGATGATCGAACGACGCGGGAAATCCTCGGTAGTGCGGGCATATGGCATGCGAAAGGTGTCCACCTGCTGGGACAGGAACGACTTGACCTGGCCGGCATGGCGACGACCCGTTACATGATCGAGTTCGGCCCATTCCATGATCCAACTGCGGTGCAAGATCATTAAGTCGTCTTTGGATGTGATGTCGCGCAAGGCATCACTGAACCAAAGGCCGCCTAATACGCGCCAAAACCAAGACTTACCAATGCCTTGAGCACCCATTAATACGCAGGCTGAATCATGCTTACAGCCGGGGTGATAGATGCGCCTGACGGCGGCGATCAATGTGGCCCTGACCATTGCGTCGTATAAGGTGCCAGGCTTGTCGGCGGTTCTTAAGTATTTGGTTGCCAGATGGTCAATGTTTGCTGGCGGCACCTGTGATGCAACAGAATCAAGCCATTGCTTAACCGGATCATGCGGGTTTTCTGTTGCTACTTTGATTAAACAATCAGACGCAAGTTCTTTCGATACTTTAACGCCCTGCTCTGCAAGTCGTAAATAATAAAGGTCTATTTTGTCAATTGGCTTCCACATCAATGGATCGCCCTCTAACTGTTCTATTTGCTGCGTGAAGATATTCCAACGTAGGGTGTGGCCATGCTCTAGGCGCAATAAACGCAGTAAATCATGCGCTTCAAATTTTGGTTGCCGGCCATTGTCGGCAGGTTTAGGTAGTTGAGTTGGCTGTCGCTTGCCTAGCGTGATGGGCGCTGGTGTTGCTAGGTGGTGAAGAGTGCCAAGACCTACGCCGCCTGATGGCGAGAATGATTTCCATTTTGCTTCGCAGATGCCGGCTTCAAATTTGCCAGAGGTAGCCGACCATCCCACCCAATCTTGAAGAAGGGAATCATCGGTTGCATGTAGGGCCATGCCAACCCGTAGCCAATCGTCGTAGCTATCGGCGTAGGAAGTGGAAATGCGCGATAGATAATCACGGGCACGTTGCGCGTCTTGGAATGGATCCGGCAACCGCAATAGCGGCATTGGATCGGGTTGTTTTAACATTTGCTGAAGCAGCTCAGTTGGTGCTTCCGCAATTGGCAGTGATGATGGATCGCGATTTGGTATCCAGCGATAGGCACCGGTTGTGGGATGAGCGCCTATTACTACTGATTGACAACCGGACCAACGCAATTCAAGCTGTTCATTTTCAATGCTGGATTTTATCTTGGTAGTTTTGATCTGATCCCAAAATGGTTTGGGAACCTGGTAGATGATTTGTAAGCGAGCGTCGCGGCCAGAGGTTACGGCCCAAGATTTAGGCAACGAGCTTAATGGCGCGTCGATCTTGTCTAAAACTTCAGATGCACCTGGGCCGTCGTGATCAACAAATAGCAACCCTTGAGATTGGGGACCTGCTATTACACCAACGGCATGGGCGCGACCTGAATTTAGCTCTGCTGCTACCTGCGATTTGGTGAGCGGATTTTTTTGCCATGCGGGCTGGTAGGGCCGCTTTTTGTCATCAACTGCAACAAACCCCCAATGGTCTGGTAGCTGCTGGAGTTGATCAAGGAGGGTCGTCATCACTAAAAATTTTGAGGGCGTCGGGGACAGATCGAGCGATGCCGGCGATACCACCAGCTGAGCTGACTGCGGCATGCCACGCATGTTGCTCAGGTGATATGCGACCGGTAGGCGTTTTAACCTCAATGGAGGTGAAGACCGCTACCTGCTGGCCAACCATATCTGGCGTAATGGTTACGGTACGCCAGCCGATGAGGTCGGCGCTACCTTTGCAGAGGCCAAACTGGACGGGGCGTCCATGCTGGTCCTTAAGGGTACCGGTGTTGTTGCGAAATAACCGTAGGCCTGGCCTAGTACCTAAGGCAAGGCGGATATTTTGCTGGATCGTTTGCTCAGATGACAAGTAAAAACTGGCCGTTACGATCAAGCTTAGGCGCACCGTATGGACGGCCTATGGCTTTGCTAATGAGCTTGCAAGCATATTCCGTTAATTTTTCAGGATGTTTACATTTTTCATATGCAAATTCACCATACACTTCTTCGGCGGCAGCCCGGTGGACGTTGCTGGCTTCTTCGATGGTGTCATAAGAACCAAGATAATATTTCTTTCCATTTTTTTTAATTTGAGTTATAAATTTGCTGCCTTCATAATGTACTCCTTTAACACCTAATTTGTTGTTTTTTTGTGGACCAGCGTAAGCACTATTTGGTCCATGGTTTGCAAGCCTTAAATTTATAATTTTATTGTTAGATTTATTTTTATCTATGTGATCAATTTCTATTGCACCTGGATCTTGGTTGCAATAAAATGCCCACGCCAGTCGATGAGCTTTAAAATGTTTTTTATTTATTGTTACATCAATATAACCTTTGCTATGTAAAGAACCGGCCACGCTGTTAGCCTTAATTTTTTTACCAACATTAATCTTCCACCTAAACAACCCAGTATCAGGCTCATAATGAAGCAATTCTCTTAGCTCTTCAATTGGCGGCAAAGGTTTGATGGTTTTCATGACGAGCGGGATTGGTAAACCTTGTAAGCCCAACCACGGCTGTAGCCGCGTTGGTCTGCGATGGCAAGGAGTTGATCAAGGGTACGGGCTTGGCCGACTTGGCGGCGATCACGGGCGCGAGCACGCTCCAGGGCGTCACGAGTAAGTTCCTGTAGTTCGCCCTCCTGCTGCTGGATTTCACGGGGTGAAGGCAGCGCAGGGGTGCCGCAGACCGGGCATTGAGGTGCTGGTTTGAAGGCTGCAAAACAAATAGTACAGGTCCTAACTGCAGGCGCCACCTCCTTTGTCTTGGATGGCCGGCCCTGTAACGACCAGTCACGACAATCATCTGGAAACCCATGCCGGTGGACGTTGCCGACGTGATCAAGGATCACCGCCTCTCGCTTGCCGGGTGATGGCCGCAGAACACGGCCCACCTGTTGTAGAAACAAGCCTTCGGATTGGGTCGGTCGCAGAAGGATCGCCACCTCGGCTGCGCAGCAGTCAAATCCCTCGCTTACAACGTCAACGGTTACCAGCACCTGCAGTTTGCCATTAGCTAGTGCGTTGATCGCACGATCACGCTCGGCTGGCACTGTGGAACCCAGCAATGTGGTTGCGGTGATGTTGGCTGCCTTGAATTGCTCGACGACGTGGTTGGCGTGAGCAACTGTGCAGCAGAATACGATGGCCAATTTGCCACGAGCGTAATGCAGGTAATGCCCGATCGCATCACCCGTTACTGATGAGCGATCCATGCGGGCGGCTGCACCCTCGATGGTGTAGTCACCAGCGCGAGATTTTAGGCCCGATAGGTCGGCTGCCATTGGCGGCGCATAAATCCGCGACGGACAGAGGAAACCCTCGGCGGTAAGGTCAGCAACTGACGGGCCTAGGACTAGGTGATCAAATGTTTCGCTGAGGCCGCGACCATCAAGTCGGATTGGGGTAGCGGTAACACCTAAACGTGAGGCATCTGGCCAGTGAGCAAGGATCTTACCCCAGGTGCTACCGGTAGTGGCGTGATGCGCCTCATCGATGATGATGAGATCCGGTTGGGCTGCTGTATCAAGGCGCCGAATCAGCGTTTGCACGGATGCGATTTGAATTGATGCATCTGCACGATCGACGCCGGCAGCGATGATGCCATGGGGCACCTGCAGGGCCGTGAGTTTGGCTGAGGTCTGATGGATCAGCTCGCGGCGATGGACAAGGATTAACACGCGAGCGCCACGGGTAAGCGCTTGATGGGTGATAGCGGCCAGGATGATGGTTTTACCGCCGCCGGTGGGCAGCACCAAGAGCGGTGCCCTGGCGCCTGAACGGAAGGCAATGCGTAAATTACTGACCGCTTGATGCTGATAATGCCGAAGAATCATGGATGCGATTGGGTGCGATCTGAGTGTAACGGTATTGACTGGATGCTGTCCAGTGTGTATTGTGTGTGGGTCCCCAGCGCACTCCAATGGAAAACGCGGACTACCACCGCCACAAGGCGGTCAGCAAAAGCCACCTGGACCAAATCGCCAAATCACCGCTGCATTATTGGGGCAAATACCTTGATCCCAACCGCAAGCCATTTGAGGAGACTGCTGCAATGGCGCTTGGCACTGCTGTTCATACGGCGGTGCTTGAGCCTGATGAGCTGCAGAATAGGTACGCACTAGCGCCTGATGTAGACCGTCGCAGTAAAGCCGGCAAAGAGGAATGGGCCGCTGCCGCTAATGGCGGACGCAAGCTGCTCAAATCGGAAGAATTTGATCAAGTCAACGCCATGGCCACCAGCGTTAGGAATCATCCTGCTGCTGCGTTTTTGTTGTCACAGCCCGGCAAGGCCGAGACCTCATGGATGTGGAACGATGACGTAACCGGCGCTGAATGCAAATGCAGGCCCGACTGGTTGACCAATGACCACCGGCTGCTGGTGGATCTTAAAACCACCAAGGATGCAAGCTCGCGCGAATTTAAGCGTTCGATTGCAAACTTTAGGTATTTTGTGCAGGCCGGCTGGTATCTGCACGGGATTGAAAAAGCTGGCAGCCAGCGACCCGAGCAATTTATTTTTGTTTGCGTTGAATCCAGCGCTCCTTATGCTTGTGCGGTTTATGCAGCTGATGCCGAAATGATTAAGGTTGGCTGGGATACAGCCCGTCGCGATCTGGATAAGTTAGTTGAATGCCGCAAAACTAACCAATGGCCTGGCTACAGCACACAAATTGAACCCATTGGCCTCCCCGGCTGGATGATACCTGGCCAACAACAAAACGTTCTTCCTGACATTGAGATGTACTAATGACAGATTCCACAGCACTTGCCACGACTAGCACCGGATCGGTGTTTAGCGGCCTGCAAGCATTTGAAAATGCACAACGGATTGCTAAGGCTTTGGCTAGCAGCACGTTGATCCCAATTCAGTTTCAAGGCCAAAACGGTTTTGCTAATTGCCTGGTGGCATTGGAAATTGCCAACCGAATGCGGATGAGCCCGTTTCAGGTTATGCAGAATTTGCATATTATCCATGGCCGCCCCAGCTGGAGCAGCCAGTTTATTATTGCGTTGATCAATGGTTGCGGGCGTTTCAAACCGTTGCAGTATGAGCTGAGCGGCAGCGGTGATTCATTGGCTTGCCATTGCGTGGCTGTTGACATTGAAACCAATACGCCGCTGGTGGGACCAAAGATCACGATGGCCATGGCCAAAAAGGAAGGCTGGGCTACCAAGACCGGATCCAAGTGGATCACAATGCCTGAGCTTATGATCAGGTATCGAGCGGCATCATTTTGGGGCCGGCTTTATATTCCTGATTTGTTAGTTGGCATTCAAAGCGAAGAAGAGGTAATTGATGTTGAACCGGTTGCAGTAAAAGCAACTGAAACGCTGAAAGATCTAAACCAGCAGATTGTTGTAAAGGAGGTGCCAAAGGTTGACGACATCTTCTGATTTTTTTACGCCAAAGGAATTGGCCGAACGTTGGCGCGGGGTTGTTAAACCACAAACGCTGGCGTTATGGCGCAGAATTGACACTGGCCCCAAATTTATTAAGGTCGGCAACCGGATTTTATATCCGTTGGCCGAGGTTACAGCTTACGAAAATTCTTCTTTGCAATCTTGATCATGACTTTCAAGGCTAACGGTGCATTGTTTAAGCAAGGACCCGCTGAACTGCAAAAGCGGATGGGCGATCGCTATGACGCAAGCAAAAATTACCCCGAATATGACGGGGTACTAAGCATTGCTGCGGATCAAGTTGAGCTACTGGTGCATTACCTGATGAACGCGGTGCCATCAGGCGACCGGCAGGAGGTGCCCGTTCGTATTAGCGGATGGCGCAAAACTGCCAACAGCGGTGTTCAGTATTTGAGCCTGCAGTTCCAGCCAGACCTAAAGGTGCTGCGCCAAATCCAAGATGCGTCAGTTCCAACCCAACAGGCGGCGCAGTCGCTGGCCCAGGCTACGGGCGGGGTTGTAGTTAGCGGTGATCTGTTCTAGCTCTAGGCGCGAGATCTCACCGATCGCCTGCCGTAGGAGCTTTTCCTGGTAACGGGACTGCTTCCATACGCTGGCGGCTAGGGCCCGCACTTGCTGATCGTCCTGGGCGTTTAGCAGGCTGCGGGCTTCTAGCTCTAGCTGGAGCAGCTGTTCTGGGGTGAATTCGACGATCATCCATTGACCGAATGCCATGAGAAAAGCGGTGCATTGCGTGTATAGGGTATTGCCCCCTGGCGTCATTGCTGCTATCGTTCAAGGGTCCAAGGCACTCAAGCCCATGCCCTCTCGCATCATTTGTTTTTTACTTCCGGCCTTTATGGCTTTTGCCATTGTCTCAAGCTTTGGCACCCAACCCAACACCAACCCAGTCCCCATCGTTTACCATGATTAATCGTTTTTACTTTCGGATACCAGAAGCCAACATTTACGAATGCATTTGCGCTGTAAGTTTTACTGAAGCCAAAGCGCAAGCATTTAAAGATTGGGCACCATTTTGGAACAAGATCGAATGGCTTACACCAACAACACACGCTGAGGTTAAATTGCCGTGAGCGATCATTTAATCACCCCACCGCCTGAAATGGTGAACGAGTGGGTCCGTATGTTTGAGTTTCTCCCGGACAAACAAGTATTTAGCGAAGTTGCCCAATGGGGCGCCGACCAGGAGCTTGATGCGTGTTGTAAGTGGCTTGGACCCCTTGGAATTAAGGGTGGATATAATCTTCGCCGTGCCCGCCGCCCCAAGCCGCCGAGTTTGAAGGAGCAGGCGCTGGAGGCACTGGAAGTAGAAGACGATGCAATGCCTCTTAGGAGCTTGGAAAGAAGCGAACGCTTTGACACCATTCGCCGCGCACTGGAGGCCCTCAATGACTGACTACCGCGCCCTGTGCGCTGAGCTTGTCGATGCCCTTAAAGACGAAAACACCTACACGATAAGGATTGAGCTGATTGATCGCGCCCGCACCGCCCTAGCCCAGCCCGAGCAAGATGACAAAACCCTCAACGCCATCAGAGAGACTACGCCACGCTACCGAGTGTCTGTCATTGTCAGTACAAATGATAGTGCTATTGATACCAGGATGAATGTTATTTGGCAAGCTCTCGATTTGAGCAAGGAGATTCTTGAATCAGTTTCACTTCCAGAACAACTACCACCGCTAAGAAACCAATGAGCACCGACTCTCGCGCCCAACGCCTAGTTGACGAGTTTGAGGAGGCTGCCAGCTCTTACGAGGGATACAGCGTTCGTCACGGCATTGCCGCCGTTCTGCGCCATCTAGCCGATACCGATGCCCAATACGGCGACATAGAATCGTTCTATGCCGTTCCAACCAACACCCTTGAAGACCTAGCCGACGCGCTAGAGGCTCCAACCTTGATGGAACGTGCTATGGCCGGTGACGCCATCGCCGCTAAACAATTCCTGTATGAGGCTGGCTTCACCGACGAGCACGGCCAATTGCTGCCGCAGTATCAACCCATTTCTGAAACCACCAATGACTAACCTTTCCCCCGCAGCGCAGCAAGTTTACGACAGTTTTTGGGGTGAAGGATACATTGAGGCCGGTGAATTTCCTAGCCGTCTTGCCGCCGCCCTGCGGGCTGCTGCGGATCAGGTGGTGCCAGAAGATGGTGACCCTATCTACGGCCTTACGCCAACGGAAGCTGATCGCCAGGTTGTGCGGCGCAAATTCCTCGCCATCGCCGACGAACTGGAGGCACTATGACTAACCTTTCCCCTGCGGCTCAGTCCGTGCTGGATGCAGCAACAGTTCCCACTGGAGACTTCTGCCTAGAGAATGTTAATGAAATTGCCGCCGCCGCCCTGCGGGCTGCTGCTGATCAGGTGGTGCCAGAAGAGGGCAAAGAGTGTGAATGTTTCACCAACGAAGCCATTCGCCTGAACCGAATGGGCGTTCGCGCCGAATTCCGCGCCATCGCCGACGAACTGGAGGGACAATGAGTAACCCCTCATGGCGCCAACTGGCAGCCATTCCAGAATCCAAACTCAAAGCGCAAATCCTAAACGCTTGTGGCATTGAGCCCGAGGTTGCTGGCGTGTGCCATATATTCCATGCAGGGGATATTCAGATCTACGCCAGCGATCCGCCAACCAGTAAAGACAAGATTTGGTTTACGTTATACCCAGCACCCGGCACTCGGTGTTTTAATTCTCCGCGTGAATTACTAAAAGCTATTAAATGGCCGCCTGGCACACCAACTGGTGATGCTTTGCGTAAATGGCTAAATCACTATGGATGGAAACCAGCCAAATGAAACCAACATGCCCTAAATGCGGCGGTCGAATCCGAATGCTTAACACAGAACCCAACCGCGAAGGTTCTAGGTCTAGGCGCTATGGCTGCCAAGATTGTGGCCATAGATTTAGCACCATTGAGGTGCCGCTTGATTGGGTAGAGGAATTGCGCGATTTGCGTCAATTGCGCTCGCAATTGCGTGGCCTTGTTGGCGGCAGTAAGGTTGCTCCAATAGTTTCCTGCGATCAATGCGTTCATTGGTATAAAGACAGTTGCGGCCTTGGCATTCCCGAAGCTGGCGCAACATTTGCAACTGATTGTTCTTCTTTTGATCATGCCTGATTTTTCTTCTTTTTTATTTCAAAACGACGAACCAGTTTGCCCTAATTTAGGCGAAGGCATTAGTCGGCCGCGGCCACAAGATCAGGTTAAACCTTACCGAATATTGGTAAAGATACCTGGATCATTGCCAATGAAAACAACACTCAACGCACCATCACCTAGCGAGGCTTTACGTTATGCAAGCAACAGATGGCCAACAGCAGCATGGGAATTGCTCGATGACTAACACAACATTAAGCAGGATCCAGCGGATTTTGACCGATAGCGGCTTGTTTAAGGCTGGCCAGCAAGAAGAACGCCGTAGGATCCAGTATCTAATCGATGCCAGGATTGACGAGCTTAGCCATGCTGGCCGTTATGGTTCCAGCAGGTGCATTGAGCTGTTGCAGCTGCGGCAGGCAATAGAACCATGACGACTTGGGGCATTGATTCCGATTGCATGTTTTCAATGCCCGTATTCCGCCCATGGTGGATGGATGGCGTTAAACTCATGCACGGCCCACTTTTTCTAAATCCAACCAGCGCCGAAGATTATGGTAAATGCATGGCAACTGCAGCAGAGACGCGCCGATCTGATCGATCAACTTTATGATCGCAGCGGTCGCACCAATGGGTTATATACAGGACTATGGCAAGAGTTTGCGGCTGATGTAGCTGTCAATGCAAGGGATACACAATATGATGATGTAATTCATGATATTGCAATTGCAATTGGCGCCACTGAAACAATTGATTTAGCAGTTGAAGCTGCGGCTGCATTAGAAGTTATTCGTTTGCATTTATTTGGAAAATGGATTTAATCAATGACCCACCTCACTACCGACAGGGGGAAATTGAATGCATTGATGCAATTAGGTCGGCATTAACGCCGGAAGAATTTGCAGGGTTTTGCAAGGGCAATGCGTTTAAATACCTATGGCGCGAAAAGCATAAGGGTGGCCTTGAGTCGCTTGGCAAGGCGGCATGGTACCTAGACCAATTGCAGTCTTAACCTGTGCAAGCCAAACTAAGGCGGTCGTAATTTTCCCATGATCGCACTGCACGGTGGCCGCTTGCTGCTGGAACGCTATGAGCTGACCAGCAATTGGCAATGCCGAATAAGACTAGGCCCAAATAAAGCGCAACAGATGCGACAAGATCTGGAAACGATGAGCTTGCGCTTGGCCGTCATCAAAGCTCAAAGCGTTTACCATGAGTTTCGCACTGGCAAACCAGACGACGACAAAAGGAAATGCTGGGAATGCATCCATTGGTTACCAAGCGCAAACAACTGCGATCTCGGTTTTCCCGAGGCTTGTCATACTAGTGGAAGATTTGCCCGCAGATGTGAACTGTTTCACTTCCATTCTGACCCGGTACGAGGTGACTAATGATTGCTACGTTGAGCAGTTAGAAAATGAACGCGGTGAAATGTACTACAGAGCCTGCCGCAATGGTGTGTGCAGGTATTGCGAAGATTTATGGATGGCGCAAATGTACGCCGAATCTATGTCAGATCGCGGGTAATCCAGTCATGTAGTCGGATTTCACGGGTCAGACAATAAAATGTCTGGCTGCGATACCAAGCAAAAACATCATGGGATGATTTCATGCTGTTGCAATGCAAGCAACAAGCGACCAAATTAGTTTCAACGGTTTCACCGCCCAGGCTGCGAGGTTTGACATGATCAAGCGTTGCGTTTTTACCTAATGGCTCATCACAATAAGCGCAGCAATTATCCCATGCCCTTAGGATGCGTTGCCGGTAGCGTGATTTGCTGGTTTTCTTGGGAACCAGTTCAGAGCCATCAATTTGATGATCCATTGGTAGGAAAACAAAAAACTTCTACCTCTAAATCCATCAAATCATTGTCTGGAATATATTCTGAAATACGCGAATATAAATCAGCCGGAAGTTCTTCCGGCTCTCGATCACTATCTAAAATAAATTTGGCAGAGACTTCGACCAGATAACGATCCATCAATCCGCCGTCGTTACCTCTAGCGTAACGGATTGCTACGCTAAACCTGTCCATCCCCTTGACCCATGGCCTATTACCTGATCACTGGCGAAGACGTACTGATCGGCCCTTTTGCCGGTCATCTGGAGGCGCAACAATGGGCCGAGGCCCATGCGCTTGATGATTACGACATGGAGCAGGACGAGGCGCTTGCTGACTAGCCCAGGCTTGATTGGACGTGTGGCTGGCTGTTGTAGCGGCCAGTCACCGCATAATTGCGTGTTGGCTTGGCGGCCAGCATATGGAACACCATTTGGCCAATCTTGAGCCCTGGGTGCAGGGGCAGCGGGTGAAACCTGCGAGCGTTCTGTAGCTCTAGCGTCAGCTTGCTGCCATGCCAGCCTGGATCGCAGTAGCCAGCCAGCATATGGCTGTACCCTTGGCGGGCGCGGCTGGATTTAAGGACAAATTGAGCCCCAATATCGTCGGGCAGGTTGAAAATTTCCTGGGTTTCAGCCAAGACAAATTCACCGGGCATCAGCAAAAATGGATCTTCGGCCGTTGCGCTGGCAATGCTGTGGATTCGCAGGCCGGTGTGTTCCTGTTCCTCTAGCATCAAACGATCGCCAAGTCTTACGTCAAGACTTGCTGGATTCAGCAGTTCTTCATCGTATGGCAACACCATGCCGTGTTCACGGCACATATGGCGGATTTCAAAATCAGGAAGGATCACAGGCGTTTAGTAGTCCCACCGAATCTTACGACGGCCAGGGCGTATTCCAAGGTGAACAAAGCCTTTAGGCGCACCATAGCCAAGCGAATAAAGCCAAGTACGATCGCACCAATTTTGCAGCTGATATACATCAACACCATCAATATAAAAATCAACCGCTCCAGTGTCTGTTGCATCGTACAAATGCTCTGATTGAGTTGCGCCACCAACGGCAGCATTGATCGCAGGTGGACGGTAACCGGATGTAATAATCAATGGTTTGCCGCCAAATGCAGCACGGGCTTTTTCCATGAATTGCGCTAATTCCAGCGCTGTATCGCATTGATATTGTTTAACAAAACGACGAGCATTTTCATTTAATGCAAATTCGCCATAGGTAATATTGGGCGTAACTTTAAAAGCAAATGAGCTAGCTGGCGTAAATTTGCCTGTTTCTTGCTTGCGATTGCGTTTCCATAGTTCGCCTTCCGCTTTACGCCGGCGCTTTAGACCGGCCTCAACATTGCTGCCGGGGTTGCGGTAAAGCATCATCGCGTCTGGGACCTGATCCCAAAGCCTATGGTGCAACGTGTGGCTGATCGTTTCAAAACCACTGGCACCATAGAAGCCGGCGCCTAGGTTGTAAGCAAAGCTGATCAGCGCACAACGTTGGTTTGAAGTCATTTCCCCCCAGTGGGGGATGGTGCCCGATATATGATCAGCAAATTCACGCACTTCAGCCTCAAGCAACTGATCCGCCTTGGCCTGGGTGATTGTCAAATCATGCGGCACCGGTTTGCCATTGATCCTGGTTGTGCCATAGCCAATAGTCCATGGATCGCCGCCAGATAATGGGTCAGGGTAAGCCTTGAGCTGACACCCTTCAAATTCCTTGATCAGCTGAAGCGCTTGATTTAAATCTTCCTGTTTTCCTCCAGCCTGCCAAGTTTGATACCAATCCGCGTCACGGGTCAGCAATGCTGCTGGCATTGCATCTTGAAGCTGCTTAATTGCAGCATCTTGATGCGGCAAGCCACGATAAAAACGGAAAAAATCCCGGAGTTCCATATCAACGACGGGGGAAGGCAAGCCGTGCAAATTGCAAAACTAGCTGAATCCAGCTATTGGCCTTTAATGGGCTTAGGGCAATAAGTTCAGAGCCAGCGGCCACGACAATGGCAATAGCTGCAATGGTGTTAGCGTCCATGGGAAAACCTCGGGTTAACGTTGTGCTTCAAGTGCCGCGATGCGTTGCTCTATTTGGCCAATACGACCAAACAGCTCAGTACGATCTTCGCGCATTTCACCGCGCATCAGACTTACCTCGCCAGCAATGTGTTCCACCGCTGCAGTAAGGCGCACCACGGCGGGGGCATTGTCGCGGCGCAACATTCCACCTAGGCCGGATACGGCAATGCCGATAACGGCGCCAGTAGCAGCAGCAAGAACTTCAATCACTGGCGGCAATCGACCATCACCGTCAGTCTAGCTGAACGCCGTGGTCGTGCTGTTAGATGAGAACACCACAGGCGCCTCTGGCTCTGGCTCCGGTGCGCTCCAGCTTGAGTGTGCAGGGCTAGTGACGTAGTTGGCGAGTTCCTCGGTGGTGGTGGTGGCGTTGATGGCAGCTACTTTGGTGCCAGCAACCTCGCGGATACGTTGGCGCTCGGCCTTGATGGCAGCGTCCATGGGCTTGCCGTTATCGGCCTCGCGAATCACCATCCAATCAGTTGGCGCCAGCAACGTGTTTGCCGTGGCACGGGTCTGGCCGATCCACTGCTCAACGAGTTGGCCGTGGTCCTTCGGTAACTCTGGACCCCAGTAGAAGCGCTGGTCGTACCAAACGGGTTCGGGCTGCTCCGTAATTCCGATTGCGGAGCGATCCTCAGGGCTGGACAACCTCAGCCAATTGGCCGGATATTGGATGCCAGTTGCCGGATCTGTAAAACAGGCGTCGATTGGAAGTGTTACGCCATTCAGTAGGAACATGCCACGCGGGCGGTTTGCTCTTAGTTTAACAGGGACACACCAACCAGCTTATGACTGACGACGAAATCCGCAGCATCATGTATAACCACGTTAGTGAATTCACCAGCGGTATCTTATTTACCGATCAGGGCATCCTTGATTTTGCCCATGAATTACTTGGCACGGTCCCACCAGAGCCGGAAGATGAAGACCCACGCGCCAGCTACAAGCACCTGATCGACGCTATCCTTGCAAGCTAGTCGCGTCCACTACTCACCTGGCGCGGGAGTAGTTGAAGGGTGATTCCGCCACGGCAAGATAAATAAATGTCCCACCAGATGCGTTAACTGCTGTAGCCCCACCGCTGCGTATTTTGAAACCGTTAGACAAGAAATCAAAGATCGGTGGCGAATACGGTCCACCTTCGGCA